CTTTTGAAGTAAAAAATCTATAAGTTTTAGACTGGCTTTTCGAGCTTTCTCTAATTGAAACTTCGCAGTCTTCTTTTAAAAGCTTTTCAATTTTATTAGGAATAAAACTATCAGCTGATTCTATAACAAAACCATCTCTCAAACAGCCATCGCCAATTAAAGCTCCCACAATATATGGATCTAAGAGAAACTCCTTATCTATAGAATTGATTTCAGATACTAATGGAATAAATACTTTTTTACTTTTTTGAGATAGGTCATTAATTATCTTTTGAGTATCAGATACTTCCCAATGATATAATCCTTTATTATTTCTTGTATAAATTTTCCACAAGTGATCTAAACCACAATCGGAGAATCTTCCGTCTTCAAAAGTAACGCGATAGATATCTTTTTGTTGATGATCGAATGTTTTAAGGACTTTTGAAGTTTTGCCATTTGGACATACAATTTCAGATCCAACTAAAATATCTCTCATCTCAACAAATCCATTTGGAGTTAAGACTTTAGTATATAAGGGATTCATTTTACCAACGCCACTTCTAGCAACAATCACAGTGATATTGCCAGGGCGAAGAAGAGATCCGTAGATTTGATTTACTTTTTTATGTGGACCCATCATGCCGAATTCCACAACGGGATTGTTTCCCCTCTCCTCAACGAGAGCTTCCATCTCTTCGTAAATATTTTCTGGAGTATCATTTCCTAATTCATATAAATTAATACGAGAATTATAGATTTGATCTGCTTGAGAAATGATGTCTGTGTAAGTTGAATCAGGACTAATGCCCTTCATTTTCTTGGCGACTTCGCGAGCAGACTCGTAGATTTCTCTACGTACTGTGTATTTTTTTAACTCCTTGGCTGTTTTAATTAGGTTTCCTTTGGGAACTTTTCGCATTCCTAAAGATCTAATATAATCAGATGGATTAACATTATCCTCAAAAGATAATCCTAGAGAATTTACTCTCTGAGCAATAATAACCTCGTCAATTCCTTCGCTCTTATCAATAGCTTGTTTGATGATTGAAAAGATTGAAGAGTGTAAATTAGTATTCTCAGAATAAAAATCTCTAGAGTTGATAAAATTAGAAATCTCACAATAATCATCTGGCTCTTTGATTAAAGCTGCAAGTAATTGTTTTTCTAATTCATAATCGTAGATCATATATGTGTATACGAGAGACTATTGATTTTGTCAATGATTGATTTATAGTTCTACTCCAAAATTCAAAAATAACTCTTTATTGAGAACATCTTTGGGGTAAATTTCTATTAAAATTATTTCATTTACTTCGCAAAACTTTAACTTTTTGTCATCTCTTTTTAATTGTTTTAAATATTGAAGTTTATTTCTATGAAAGAATTTAACATATTGAGTATGCTGTAAACCTTGAACTTCAACAGCAACTTTTTTATTGTAATTGTAGAAGTCTAAAGATAAAGCTGTTCCAACAACGCGCATTTCTTCAAAAACTCTATCATTTTGCCAATAAAGTTTTAAAAAGTTTTTAACAGTTGTTTGGAATTTGCTACGGCTATTAACTTCCCAATCAATGAGATACTTCTTGGAATTTTTTAAAAATGATGGATTGCCATTGATGTTTTTAAACTTCATTATTGATGAGCTTCTTAAAATATTTAATTAAGAAAGCTGCAAGTTTAGCATCATTTTCAATAAAAAAGAATAAATTATCAGCACCTTGAATTTTTTCAGGAATTATGATAGCTGTTTCTTCAAGTACTAATTGTCGAAACTCGTCTGAGACGTTAATCCAAGATCCTTTGCGAGAAATGAACTCCCATGCATAAAGCATATCAACGATTTCTTTTTCAATCCAAATTGAATTGCCATTAGTTCTTCCATATTTAATAGGATATGGAATTGTTAAGTTTGTCTTTTCATTGGGAGACTTCTTCACTGTAGCTTTTGCAAAGTGACCAATGATTGGATTATTAATTAAATCAATTTTATCAATGTTGGGGTTTTTGAGAATAAGATCTCCCTTGAATCTTGGTTCAAATTCAAGAATCCAATTTGCAAAGTGAAGTAGTGCATTGCCGCCAGTGGCAGAAGTTTGGCGTACTGGAGCTTTAGAGTATGGGTCAAGTTTAATGTCTGCACGAACTTGACTGATGAAAATTGCCAAGTGGCCCCTCTTGCACAGAGAGATTGACATTCGCTTCATAAAGTTACCAGCAATCACTGCTCCACCAGCAACTTTATTACTGTCTTCAAATCCCTTGTCTAAATCTCCTTTAGAGATGAGTCCATCCACAGAGTCCAAAAGAAAAAAGTAGAATTTATTTTCATCATTTTTACCCACTAGTTGACGCATAGCATCAACAGCAGTTTCATAAATGTTTGTTTCAAATACAAAGCAAGTTCCATCAACCCATTCATCCGCAGAGAAAACAAATTTAATACCAGATCTTTCTCTCATTTGCTTGGAGAGGCGACCTTCAGCTTTGATGTAAAAGCCTTTGCGATTAACTCCATTATCTAAGAATCCCTTCATAAATGAAAGAGCGCATGATGTTTTTCCAGTTTCATTTGGACCGCAAAATCTATGAAGTCCTGGTCCTAATCCTCCATCTAAATGTAAATCTAACTGAAGCGATCCGCTAGAAACTTTATAGTCAATTTCTTCTTCAAAATTATAGTGATCTTCAGAATTTTGTTTTAAGAATGATCCAAGAACATCAGATGATTTTACAACTTCTTTATCTTTATCTTTAATTTTGCTCATTTAGAAAGTCTTTGATTGTTTTAGTTTTATTAATGATAGACGCATCAGAATCGCACTTATCCCCAAGATCATAACTCTCATATCGGGAAGTGTCAATGGTAAAGTTGAAAGCTCTGAACTTTTGATCTAGAACATCTTTGAGTTTTTCACTCACTAAATATGCTAAAGAATCAAACTGCTTATCAAAGGAAGCTACTTCCATGAACTCTTCAGAATATCTCTCGCATAAAATATTCAAAAAGTGCATTTCACGCATATAAAAAAGGCGCTTATCCTTTGCGGGAGTAAGCACCAATCTTATGAGGATTTTCTTTTTGTTGACTTTTTTTTGAGATTTTGGCTTAGTCTTTTTAGCTGGCATTCACCACTATACAACAGTCTTAAAGTTCGTCAAGGTCATTTGATATCATCTTGCTGACTAGATTTTCAAAAGATGTTTTTGGAGTCCAGTTTAGTTCTGCGCGAGCTTTTGTAGAATCTCCCCAAAGAAGTTCAACTTCGGCAGGTCGATAAAATTTAGAATTAATTGCTACTAATACTGAAGATTTTAAATTAGACTCTTCAAGGATATCATTTGGAATGATATATTTTTCATTTAAACCATCTCCACTCCAATATCCAGGTATTCCAATTTCAGAGAAAGCCAATTCAACAAACTCTCTAATAGAGTGCGTTTCATTAGATGATAATACATATTCATTTGGAGCTTCCTGATTGAGCATGAGCCAAACTCCTTCGACAAAATCTTCAGAATCGCTCCAGTCTCTTTTAGCGTCTAGATTACCAAGCTCAAGAGGATTAAACTCTTGATTATTATCTATAGCATATTTAATTTTAGCTACTGCTTTTGTAATTTTTCTAGTAACAAACTCCTCGCCCCTGCGTGTACCCTCATGATTAAATAACCATCCTTGCAAAGAGTATAGATTATAAGAGTCTCTATACACTTTCACAAGATGCCGTGCAGACGCTTTAGCTGCTCCGTATGGGCTTCTGGGGCGCAGGGGATGAGCTTCGTCTTGAGGACTATAAGCAACGTCTCCAAACTCTTCTGAAGAGCCAGCATTGTAGTATCGACAATTTGGAGTAAATTTTCTAATAGCCTCTAATTGATAAAGTACAGCCATGCAATTCGTTTGCATTTGATTAATTGGCATTGACCAGCTAGTTCCAACAAATGAATTTGCTGCAAAATTAATAAAATAATCAGGGTTTTCTTTTCTTATCACTTCTTCTGTATTGCAAGCATCTGTGATATCCAAATCAATAAGTTTAAATCTAGGATTATTTTTTAAATGATCAATATTTTTATGATTTTGAACACTTAGTCTGCGAACGCCTCCAATGATAGTATGGTTGGTATTTTTTAGTAAAAAATCAGCCATGAAACTTCCATCTTGTCCAGTTACTCCAGTAATAATAATCTTTTTCATTAATTTATATTTATAAAATTTATTAATTTTTTAATTTGTTTTATACTTACATTATAGTGGAGTCCAATATAAAATCCATTATTATGTATAAAATCACTATTTGGATAATCTTGTGGATTTCCATACTTATTATAGCAAGTTTGTTTTAGCAAATTGCCCGATATAATCGGTCGAGTTTCTATTTTATTTTCGCGGCAAAATTCAAGCATATCTGCTTTTTGTTCTTTTGAATCGCAAATAATAGGGATGCAAAATGGAGAGTGATTTGATTTTCCATTTTTTGTTTTTAATTTAATATTATTAGTATAGTTTACAAAATAATTAAAAAGCTCTTCTCGTTTTAATTTTAATTTATCTAATCTATTAAAATCTAATAATCCTATAAAAGCGTTAATATCTGTATTTCTAAAATTACTACCAAGTTGGTAAAAATCAAACTGACTATCAACTTTTTTATTTTGTATATTTTTAGGATTTTTTAAGCTTCTAGTCATTCCATGATTTCTAGCCATGAGAAAATAATCTCTTTCTTTATCGCAATTTGTGAATACGAATCCGCCCTCTACACTTTGTATTTGATGTCCAAAATAAGTGCTTGTAGTGCTTGTAAAAAATGAAGAAATATTTTTATCATCAAACTCACCAAAAGTATTTTCACAATTATCCATCATAATTCTAACATTGAATTTTTGAGAAATTCTTTTTATTTCATCAATGTTTGGCGAAAAGCCAATGAGGCTTGTGATAAAAACACAAGCGACTTCATTATGGTTATCTTGTAAATAAGACTCTAAAAGATTTAAATCTATTGAAAAATCTTGTAAATTAATATCTAAAAATACAGGCTCAAACCCCTCTCTTACAAAAGGCGATATTGAAGTAGTCCATGTTGTACTAGGAAAAATTATTTTATTTTTATTAAAATTTTGATCTTTAAGAAACATTGCTAAAATAGTATTAGCAGTTGATCCGCTAGAAACAAATACGGCATGTTTTACGCCAATGTAATTAGCCATCTTCTCTTCAAAAAGAGAAACTTGTTTGTTCATTGTCCAAAAGTTTTTAGGATTCAGGAAAAATTTACAAATCTTGATTCTATCTAAAAATGTAAAATTTGAATCATTAAGCTTCCACGGTTTCATTAAATTTTTTATTGTAAGTTGTTTTGATGCCCTCTAAAAGATTTGTAAATTTAAAACTTGAATAATCATTTAGAAATTTTTCAGAACAGGCATCTTTTCTAAATTGACCATCAGGTTTATTAATATCCCACTCTATTTTTAAATTACTAGCATCACAAGCGATCAACGCTAATTCTGCTATTTGTTTAATACTTAAATTTTGCGGATTGCAAATATTATAATCAAATGATTCATTTTTATCAAGAGTATGTGAAATAGCTTTAGCAATATCTTCAGCGTACATAAACTGTCTCAGTGGCTTTCCTGATCCAAATAATTGAATTGATGAAGAGCTATTTAATTTTGCTTGATTGATTTTAAATATTAAACTAGATAAAAAATGAGCCTTGTCTCCTTCAAAATGATCATGCTCTGAATATAAATTGCATGGAGTTAATGTGGAGTATTTAGTTCCATATTGCTGATTGTATGCTTTTATTTGTACTGACAAGCATCTTTTTGCATATCCATAAGAAAAATTAGTTTGTGCTGGTGGTCCTAAATGTAAGCATTCCTCTTTAATTGGATATTGATCTTCAGAAAGAATATCTGGATAAATACAAGTGCTGAGTACTGCTGTTAGCTTTTTGACTTTAAATAAATAGCAACATTTTAAAATATTAGTATTGATGTAAATATTATCTTCAAAAAAAGAAACTGGATTATTAATATTATCCATTATTCCACCAACTTTTGCAGCTAGATGAATAACAACGTCTGGTTGATATTTTTTAAATAAAGAGAAAGTATCGTCAAAATTAATTAAATTACAATCAGAACTACTTAAATATATAGCATTAGGCAAAAATTTTTTCAAATGTTTTCCAACCATGCTTGATCCTCCAGTGACTAATATGTTCATTATTTTAATAATTCATAAGTTTGTTTTATTGCCGCTTTTAATCCTATTAAATTTAAATTTAATTTTTTTAGTAAATCTCCATCTCCGATATAATTATCTATTTTATCTAAATTTTCAAGTTTAATTTTACATTTATGTGAATTCAAATTATTAATGAAATCGGCAATATATTTTAAATTAAATTTTTCTTGATAAACACAATCTAATGATTTAGGGCAAATTATATTATTAATATAGTATTGAATAATTTTAATAAAATCATTCATATAAATAAAATCCATTTTTTTATCACAATGAATTATCAAATCTTCTTTATTAATATATCTAATTATATTATTTTTAATAAATCTTGTATGAAGTTCATTTTTATCAAAAACGCCAAAAATTCTTAAATTAAAAAAATTATCTTTATCTAATATTGATTGATTGATTACCATTTTGCTCAAACCATATGGGGAGTTTTTATCATAAGTTTCAGCGCCAGAACCTAAATTTATAAATTTTTTAAAATGATCTTTATTATTAATTAAATTAAAATACATTTTTAAATTATCATCTAAAATAGACCAATCATCTTGTTTTAATCTACTTCCTCCAGTTATTGCTGTATGTATAACTACATCAAAATATTTTTCTTTAAACCAAGTAGAAAGAGATTGATGATTTGTCAAATCTAAATCTTGTCTATTGATACTAGTAATAGTATGATCGCCCTTTAAACGACTCGCAATACTTTTAGCAATGTATCCATTGCCACCAGTGATCAAGATGTCCATTGTATATCATCTAATTTGCCTGGTATAAACTTACCATTACTATCCAGTTTAGCCATGACTTTTGGTTCGTGATATTCTTCTGGATCAGTAAAAATTTCACATACACACGGACCTTCTTGATTTAAAAATTCATTCAATGTAGGTTGAATATCTTTATTATTTTTTATACTGTAATAGGGTAAATCATACGCCTTAATTAATTTTTCAAAATTAGGAAATGATACTCCGCTGTTTTTTTCAGAAGCAACATATTTTTTATTAAAGAATGTATTTTGAGAAATCTTAATAGATAAATAACCATCATTATTTAATAATATTAATTTAATAGGAAGATTATAGTGCTTCATAGTTTGCAATTCATGAATATTGAGATGCAAACTTCCGTCTCCCTCTAAACAAATAATCTTATGGTGCGTAGCTGCTCCTATAGCAGCAGGCAAACCATATCCCATAGGAGCGCAGCCAGTATTAGTAAATAATCTTTGATTTCCTTTTAAATCTAATACTTGCATAGTTACTACATTTGCAGATCCATCACTAGTTACTACATGATGATCCCGTGGCAAAGTCTTAGATAACTCTTCTAAAAATGCATAATGACTAACATATTTTTTATTATCTCTATGTCTTTGTAGTATCTTTGGAGCTTTATTTGTTTGTTCGCATTCATCTATCCATTCTTTTGATGAAATTGGAAGTTTATTATGCAATAATTCTTCCATGAATTTTTTAGCATCAGATTCAATAAAAATATTAGGATATAATGTTGGTTTAGTTAATTCACTAATATCAATATCTACATACGCTCTATATGCTTGACTAGCAAATCCTTCAAAGTTATAACCAGTCTGGCGAACATATAACCTACTTCCAATAGCTAATAAAAAATCACACTCTTTTAGAAGTTTATTGGCGCATATCTGAGCATGTGTCCCAAATCTACCATAATAATATGGATAATCACTATTTACAATATCATTACCATTTACTGCTGTTATTGTTGGTATATTTGTAATAGAAAGAATCTCTTTCAATTGATCAATACCACCACTTAATCTAACGCCATTACCAACAATTAAAAGAGGTTTTTTAGCCAAATTCCACATTTCAACTATTGTGTTTATTTTTTCTGTTTGTGGAGAATAATTAGATTCTTCTTCTGTATATCCTATGAGAGTTTCAGGATCAATTATTGCAGATTGAACATTTAATGGAATATCTAACCAAACAGGCCCTTGTCTTCCAGAGGTTGCTAATTTACAAGCTTTTTCCAAATGATATCGAATATCTAATGGATTATTTACTTGTATTGCATATTTAGTCATACTTTTAACACATTCAACGATATTAAACTCTTGATCTCCTAATTGTCTAAGAAGAAGTTGTGTATAACTAGTGGTCATTTCTTTATTTACTTGACCACTTATAACTATTATTGGAATAGAATCCAACCAACTGCAAAGAGTTCCTGTCATGGCATTTGTGCAGCCTGGTCCACTTGTTACTAAACACGCCCCAAGTTTGTTATTCATACGAGCATATCCTTCGGCAGCAATTGATGCTGCTTGTTCATGATGCGTAGCAACATAACTAATGCCTTCAGCATTTCCTAATGAGTCTATTAAAAATATACAGCCACCACCAGAGACAGTAAAAATAGTATCAATTTTATATTGATCTCTTAAAAACTGAATCACATAATCAGATAGTCTCATATATTTTTTTTAAGATAGTTAATAATATATCATGCTCCTCAATATCTCGCAAAAATGGTTTGTTGTCTATTAAAACCATTGTTAATTTTCCTGTGCTTTTTTTATCTGATTTTATTATATGCATTAGTTGATCAAAGTCAAACCATTCTTGTTTAAATTTAATATTACTACTACGAACTAACTCAAGTCCATCATTTAAAACTTTTTGAAAATTATTTATAGTATATCCTAATTCCTTAGATAATATAACAGCAATCATGCATCCAATAGAAACTGCAACTCCATGAGGAATTTTATATAAAGATATTGTTTCTAGTGCATGACCAAATGTATGACCAAAGTTTAAATACTTTCGCTCGCCTTTATCAAATTCATCTCTAGATAATACATCAATTTTAAATTTTAATCCATCATAAATCATCTTTGTAAGATCTGATTGAATATTAAAATTTAATATATTATCTTGAAGAATATGAAATTTATAAATTTCACCAAAACCACTAATTAAATCTAAATTAGAAAGAGTTTGTATAAATTTAGGATATATAATAATTTTACTTGGTGGATAAAAAGTTCCTAATATATTTTTTTTATTTTTAAAATTTAATGATGTTTTTCCACCGACACAACTATCTACTTGGGCAAGCAAAGTAGTTGGAATTAAAATATAATCAATTCCTCTACAATAAGTGGATGAGCAAAAACCAACTAAATCTTGTAATATTCCTCCACCAATAATAACTAATTTACTATTTATATTAGCTTTTTTTTCTACGAGTGTAGAATAAATTAAAGATGCTCCTTCTAAATTTTTTACATCTTCAGAGCATTGAACTGATATAATATTTGCCAAATTAAGCTCTGGATATAGTTCTACTATATTTGAATCAATAAATGATATAGTATTTGAATTAGAAATTAAATCAATGATTGCTTTTAGACTAGAAACAAACTCGACTGAATAATTTTTAATTTTAGAATTAATATTTAATGTGCTGTGCATGAATAACCTCCATCAATCACTATGTTCTGTCCACTCATAAAATTATTTTTAATAGAAGTCCAATAAATAAAATTTGCAATTTCTTTTGGAAATCCCATTCTACCAACTGGTATGTTTTTAATTATATGAACAATATCTTTTTTACTATTATTTTTAAAGGTTAAATCTGTTTCAATAAATCCTGGAGATACAGTATTCGTTAAAATATTTCTATGTGCATATTCTGCTGTAAGAGATTTAGTAAGTGAATGCAATGCATGTTTGCTCGCGCTGTATGCAGATCTTTTTTGTTTTGCAATATCTATCCAAATGCTTCCTATATTTACTATTCTTCCATAATTCTGCTTAATCATATATGGCAAGCATTGTTGTATTATTTCTAATGGTGCAAAATAATTAATTCTCATTACTTCTTCATCAGAAATATCAATTATATTTTTAAGAGGATTAATACCAGCATTATTTATTACAATATCATATGTTGGATTATTTAATTTTATTATTTTAGAAAGATCTAATTCGTCTCTAGAGGGACAAAAGACATCGTGTCCATGTTTAATAAATTTTTTAACTATAGATTTGCCAATTCCTCTGGAACCTCCAGTTATCAATACTCTCATTTAGATGCCTACTGATTGATTGATTCTATCTTGAATCATCTGAATTCGTTTAATATCTTGATTTGCAAGAGACGAATAATATTCATGTTTACATTGTAGCCATTCATATTCAAATATCTGACCCTTTGATAATGCTCTAGATAAATTTTTAAGAGCAATTGATGGATCATAGATTGCGTATCTAGTTTCAAATTTATCAAGTAATCCATCTGAATGCAATCTTTTAAGAAAACTCAATGAATCTATTGAAACTGCCCCACCAAGACAAAGTTTGAGACCTTTTTCCTTTACTTTGACAAAAACATCATGAACTAGAGAGTATATTTCATCACTATTTACATAGCCTCTGTCTTTGCCCATAGATGAAACTAAATCAACTCTTCCAATAGTAATGCCATAAAGACTATTTGCTTCTGATAAATCTAACATTTTTTGTACATTACTAATAGCAGTTATAGTCTCTACATTAATGTTTAACTGAATCGATGATAAAGTATCCTCTGAAATATAAGTTTTTGCAGATTGAATGAATTTTTTAAGACCAAATGCTGATTCTACCATTGGAGCAACTAAACCTTTTACTCCAATAATTAAAGAATCTTTGATATCCCTTACTGCTTCAGGACCGCCAATTTTTAGTGTTAGTTTGGTTTTTGCTTGGTTACAAATTTCTTTTAATCGCACAGTCTCATTAAACATTGCACCCTCGTCTTCAAACGAAGTTTTAATACCGATTAAACCTTCATTTTCAATAAGATCGGTAAGAATATTAACGCATTTAAATTCTCTTGTATTCATAATATATTTTTTTATTTTTTAGTAATAATTGCTACTGCAAATACATCTTGAATATCATTATGTATTTCTATACTTTTAATATTATTTTCTAAATATTCCTTTTCTTCTGGTAAAATATGTATATTAGAAATTTTACCTGTTTTTTGAAATTCTCTTAGCATTAAATATGTTTCATCATTTGAGACCCAGATATTATTAACATTGGGGATAGATATATCTTCGAGAATATAATATCCACCACTAGAAATTTTTTCAAATAAATATGCAAAACTAATCATTTGATGATGATGTTGATGAGATCCATCTTCAAGAATAAAATCAAATTCTAAATTTCCATATGCAGAATACATATTTTGAAAGTGTTCTCTATTACCTTGATCACCACAATAAAATTTACATCTATCACATCCAATTATAGATGGATGTTGACTCATATCTACAATATCAAAAGTATATATTGATGCTTTTGTAAAATAATCCGTCCACATTTTTACCGAATGACCTCCCTCAGTAGATTCCATACAAATTCCAATTTCTAACATTCTAATGGGATCACGTCTCCATTTTGTTAGTAATTTATCATACAGGGGAGCATATCCATGCCTTGTAGAATGAGGATACAGAGTCCCCTTATCTGTATTATATAAATTTGCGAGATCATCTAAACTAACTATATTTTTATTTACCATATGAATTTTTCTTTATAATAATTAACGATTTCTGCGATTTCATCACTAAATAGTTTTGTTGGATTCCAACCTAAACTTCGTAACTTAGAATCATCTAGAGCATATCTTACGTCTTGTCCTACTCTATTGCAAGAAAAATCTATATATTCTTCAATATTGTTTTCATTTGCATTACTTGAAATTGAAGTTAATATTTTTTTTACTGTATCTATATTGCTCTGTTCATAACCGCCGCATATATTATATATCTCATTAGTTACGCCACATTCAATTATTTTAATAATTGCAGAGGCAGTATCATTGGCATGAAGCCAATTTCTAATAGGAGATCCTCCATTATGAAGTGGTATTTTTTTACCAAGATGAAGATATTTACAAACTTTAGGTATAAGTTTTTCTACATATTGTCCAATACCATAATTATTTGTTGGTCTAACAATAATATATGGAATAGAATATGTTCTTGCCCACGCCATGATTAACATATCTGCTGCCGCTTTACTTGCAGCATACGGATTTGATGGTTTTAATAGATGGCTCTCAGTATGTTCGCCCTCTTCAATATCTCCATATACTTCGTCTGTAGAAAAGTGAAGCAGAGTTGGTTTTTTCACGCTCTCCTGTCTGTAGTTCTTTATTAGTTCAAGAATATTATGAACTCCATTTATGTTTGAATGAATAAAATCGTCGCTATTTGCGATAGAATTTCCAACATGAGTTTCTGCGGCAGTATTAATGACATAATCACAATCATATAAAAACTTCAAATCATTGATGTCGCAATTAACAAAAGAGAAATTTTTATATTGCTTAAACTCTTCTAAAAGATCATGATTAGCAGCATATGTCATTTTATCTACACCTTTAACATACCATCCTCTTTCTAGACATTGACGAGTAACATAAGAACCAATGAATCCTAAACATCCTGTTAAATATACTACCTTTTTCATTATAAATTTATAAAATTATTTAACGTTTTTTCAATATAGTCTAGTTGTTCTGATGTAATAATTGGACTTGTTCCTAAGAAAAAAGTATCTGTTGTCACTTTTCTTGCATTTGGAAAATTATTAATTACTTCATTCGAGTCCATCAATCCTTCATATGCTGGCTGAAGCATAATGTTTCCAGCAAAGTATGGTCTAGTTTGAATTTTATTATTTTCAAAATAATCAACAATTTGAGTCCTTTTAAATGGAGCATTATCTTTAATAGTCACAGCAAATGCAAACCAACTTGGATCGCTTTTTTCTGTAGCTTTTGGAATAATAAAGTATTCTTCATACTTTGAAAAGATGTCGCATAATCTTTTATGATTAATTTTTCTTTTTTCAATAATTTCAGGAAGCTTTTTTAACTGCTCTAATCCCATGGCCGCTTGTAATTCAATTGGTTTCATATTATAACCAATTTCATCGTACACATATTTATGGTCAAAAATTTCATTAGGCAATGACGGTAGCCAATTAGAGAAGCGATTACCACAAGATCCATTTTTATTCAAACCTGCTTTCATTCCAACGCAGTAGCAACCCCTGCCCCACTCTCTAAAGCTTCTGGCAACTGTTTCTTGAGCTTGTGTATTACAAGCAACAAAGCCTCCTTCTCCCATAGTTATATGGTGTGCTGGATAAAATGAGCAGCTAGAAAATTCTCCAAATGATCCCAGTGGCTTTCCGTCATAAGTAGATCCAAGAGCATCGCAGCAATCTTCTAAAAGAATTAAATCATACTGTTTAACAATACGCATTAACTCATCCATATTTGGTGGATTTCCTAATACATGAGCAAATGTAATTACTTTAGCTCCCTCTTTAGCTCTCTCTTCAACTTGAGAAAGATTTAGATTTAAAGTATCCAAATCAATATCTACAAATAGAGGCTCAAATCCAACTTGAAAAATTGCATTAATAGTAGTTGGAAATCCAGCAATAGGAGTAATTACTTTAGTACCCTTTGAAAGATTATAAAGCCTTTTAGATGTTAAGGCTGACATCATAATTAAATTTGAACTACTTCCGCTATTAGTAAGTATTCCAAATTGTTTGTTAAATAATTTAGAAAATTTATTTTCAAAGCTTAATCCTTTAGATCCCAAAACAAGCCATCCATCTAATAAAGATTCTATACTAGCAATATATTCATTATCATCAAAATATGTACCAGCATACTGAACCCAGTCCTTACTAGCTTCCCATTTTTGTAAAGATTTTTTTTCTTTAATAAATTTAGATACTAAATTTAATATTTGCTCTTTTAAGTCTTCCATTTGTTTTTCCATTTCTTAGTAATGATTTTAGAATAATTAATTATATTTTTATTCATTGACCATGTAGCCTGATCTTCATGAATATGATAGAAATAACCTATCCATTCATTCATATTATGTATATAAATATTGTTGTCAACTAGTTTACAATAAAAATCGTAATCAGCTGCTCCGCTATAAAGATCTGACCTAGTTTTATATAGGCCCATATCTATTAATTTTTTATTATAAAACATTGTTGGCGTATTAACACAGCAACCATTAATTAATTTAAGTTTTAAATCATTAATTCCATCATATTCATGATTAGTTAAATTAATATTTTCATTATTTTTAACCCACAAAAGAGATGATTGAACAGCAAGAACTTCTTCGTTTCGTTTAGAAATCCAATCATGAAATTTTTTTAAATAGTCAAAATCTATCCAGTCATCAGAACCAACAATTGTAAAAAAATCTCCATCAATATATTGCATTGCTTTATCTATACATTCCTCCCAACAGTGTGGATATATATTTAATGCAGTATCGATTATAAATTTTTTAGAAGATTCTGCTTGTATTTCATTTACAATTTTTAAACTTTCATCTGAACTTTCGTTGTCAATAAAAATTAATTGATAATTTTCATAAGATTGATTTAAACAAGAATGTACACATTTTCTTAAAAAATTCTCTCTATTATAATTTGGGATGATGATAGTTAATTTCATAAAGAGATAAATTGTTCTACACGATTAATATATGTGTGATTTTCTTCAATAAATTTTTGATTATTCTTTTTAATAAAATTAATTTCTTCATTTGTTTTTTTAACAAATTCTAAACAAAAATCTACTAAGCAATCAGCTTCATTAGAAGTAAATATATTTGGAAATAGTTTTTCTAATTGATTTATTTTATCACTAACTATAAAACCAGTGGACCCTAAACCTTTAAAAGTTCTTTCATTAGTATCTGATCCAAGTGTTCTTTGATATTGGTCGTGAATATTTAAAGATATTTTTGAATTATTTAATATATAGTTTTCTTGATCATGCGTTAAATTATAATTTACAGCAAAAGCGCATTTTAAACCGCTTTTAGTAAAAGAATCAAAAACATTTTGAATAATTTTTATTTTTTCATTAAATCCATTGTCTGCAATTCCACCTATGTAACAAATGTCATATTCATAATTATCTTGAGTCTGTGAATCATAATTAATATTATCAAATGCTAATGGCACACTATGGACATTTTCCCACAAAGAAAAAAATTCAGAATTTATATCGGAAAAATTCCATTTAACTACATTTTTAAGATTATTTAATTTTAAAATTAAATCTTTAGCTAGAGAGCATTGCCAATTTGGGTGAGACCCCCATGGATCTGGAAATGTATTAGGGGATACATATAAAATTGTTTTTTTACTATTTTCAATAACTGAAAAATTATTTCTATCTATAAAACCATCAGTTATCATTAAGTAATAATCATCATTGCATTTAACTTCTGATAGAGAATTAATAAATTGAACTGAAAATTCTTTATAAATCCATGCATGGCTATATCCATTATATATCCATTTACCAGCATTAGAATCGTGTTTTTGTATATAAATTTTCATTTATTAATTTGCTGTAAAATATTATTTAATCTTATTTTTGACGTATGTTCTTTTAAAAATCTATCATGACCTAAATTAGCTATTTTTTCTCTAGCTGAATCATTTTTTAAATAAAAATTTATTTTATTTTTAGCTTCATCTATTGTAGAAAAAGTTTCTATTTCTTTACCAATTTCAAAGTAATCTTCTAAATTTTCGACATTCTCTGTTAGAAGTAGGGAATTGCTTGCTACAACTTCAAATATTCTAAGTTTCATTTGAGGTTTTTTTTCTAAATCATTATCATTTACTGTTAGATTTAAACCTATTTTAGATAAGCTGTATACTTTCATTACATCTTCATAAGCAATACAATAAAAATATTTTAATTCTACTTCACTATTAATTAAATTAT